AGCGTCCCCTGGCCCGTGGTGCTTCAGGTCTCGCGTGTGGTCGGCTTCTAGTGCCGCGCCGTCGAAGTTCTTGGCGGGGTCTTTCCACATTGGGCGTTGGCACCATTCACACGGTGTGCCGTCTTTCATGTTGAACATGAGGCGTTTGCGTACTTGTTGGTGCCTGTGATCGTAGCCGCGTTGTGCTGCTGTCTTCGGCTTGTCTCGGTCGTACCATGCGGCTGCGACCTTCAGCATGTGCGGTGGCCGCTCGGCCTTACACCGTCGCATGACTACAGCCTTGCCGGGGTCGATGGTGCGGATCTCCGCTCCGGCTTGCCTGTACTTGTCGAGGGTCTTAGCAGACGGCGTGCTGTCTACTATCCACACGTCTGTGGTGTTGGCGTGCTTCACGGCTTCCGTGATGGCTGCTCGTCGTGCGGCCTGTGTCACTGCCTTCACCGTGTCGGTGTGCGTGTGGTTGTCCACAGTCTCGCCGGCGATTGTGTTGGCGATTTCGTCGTAGTCGATGGTGATGTCGCCGGGTTGCCGGTGGTCTCGTATGTAGGTGCTCTTCCCTGCGGCGGGGGGACCGGTGATGATGTGTAGGGGGATGGTGTGTGCCCTCCCCTCTGGTGTTGTAGGTGCCCCCCCCTGTTCGATGAGAGGGGGGGGTGTTGTGCGTGCCGGGGGCTTGAACCCCTGGTGCCTGCCTGTCACGCGCCGTGATGGCTGGCGTTGTCGGGTCTCGTCGTCCGGCGAGGATCACCGACAGCCGCGCTTCCTACCATCCGCAAACGGCAGGTTCGTGCGCCATCCGGGACTCGAACCCGGGTCTCCAGCTACTTGCACTGGTGCGAACCAACTTCGCCAATGACGCTGCCCCGCGTCCGGGGCGTTCCCTAGTTCCGCGTACGTCACCAGGGCTTCGGCGTATCCGTAAGGATTACCGGTAACAATGGGGCACCTGCCTGTAGCAACCAGTACCCCTCGGTTCAGTGAGCATGACCACGCTGACTGAACCCTGCGCGATGGAGGGGAATCGAACCCCGCACTGCCCGGAGTGACCGGCCAATCTGCGACCTTTGCAGCACCGCTAACCTACGGGTAACGACTCCAAAAACGCTGACCAGTCCGGGGACGGTCAGGAGCAAAGCCCCCTCGGCTAGCAGGGAGGGGGTGGTACTTCTAGCAGGATTCGAACCTGCACTGAACGGGTTTTGAATCCGTTGCCTCTGCCATTGGGCTATAGAAGTAGGTGCCTTGCGTTTACAGTCCGTGATCCGGCGGCAACAATCGTTTGTCCGGTGTCGGCTTGCGTAAGCGTTTGGCATGAACCCCGGCAGGAGGACCGGGGTAGGAGAACCACAGAAGGAGAAGAGGTAAGGGTTTCAAGTCTTCCCTGAAAACCTTACCCAATTATTATAGCACGGGTTTAGTGAGGGTCCCTCTATGCATATTCTCTGTCTTTATTTTCGCCATCTTCATCACATCGTCCAAGCAGTATTGGATTGGCCCTCCCTCGGTTAAGCACCGAATCACCCCTTGATATCTCCAGTCTCGAATCGTGTAGACAGATCTACCGCAGAGTTTCGCGGCCTCTTCCGCGCTGCCCCATTCCGGCGCTTCCGTCGGGTACATCTCGTGGTACAGGTCTCGCACATGCTCCCACTCGTACAGCAACCATTCCACCCCCTCTGTCTCCACAACCTCAGCCGCATATGCCTTCAGCCGACTCACAATCGGGAACAACGGTGCGAGGTAATCTTCCCCCGTGTGATTGCCGAACAAGTCGAACTCGTCCTCGTCGTGGCCGATGAGTCGCAGTCCGATGCACTTCCCCCGGTTCGTGAACCACAGTGGCCGCAGGCTAACAGGCGGGATAGTTCCCCGCCGCATACAGGTGAGTGCAATGTTCCCCAGGCACGCCGCCTCAGTGTCCGCTAGGTCCATCATCGCATCGTTGCAGGGACTCTTTGGGCCGAACCCGCCGAACGTTGGGGTGTCGCTGTATCCGATCCCGCCTCGTTGGATTCGTGCCCGGTGTCGCCGGATCGCGTCGATGGTGTGATCCAGGTGTTGCCTAAGCTGCTGCGCGTCCAGTCTCCGCCTCCTCAATCATCCCGGCGAGCGTCTTACGTACTTTCGCCGGGGTCCATTTCTCGTTGATCGTTGTTTTCCCCCACACGTGGTACGGCTTCGTGTGGGTGAGGGTGATCCCTAGTTCCCCGGTGTTGCTGTTGAGTACGGTCACCCACCATTTGTTGCCGTCTGGCGGTGCGGGTAGTAGGTCCGCTACTGACTTCATGCGTTCTCCTCTGCGTACTTCGCTGCGGCGAGGTAGATCAGCGCAACCTCGCGCAAGCGGTCTGGCGAGTCCAGGGTCATCGCCCCGTTGTCGTAGGACCACAACCCCTCGTCGGGATGGAATGCGACCTCGCCGCCCCACTCGACCCACCCGTCATCCTTCACGGTCGGCTCTGGCAGATCCGGTGCAATCAGCCCCTCATCCCGCAGTCCCCTTGCGAGGAGCCGGTACCCTCCGAGCACTTCCCGCGCCCGCTTGTAGTTGTTCATTTGTTCTCCTTCGTCTCGATGCGCGTATCCCGGAACACGAGCAGGCCCAACACAATCGTGATGAACACAGGCCCGAACCCCACCTCATGCCCGAACTCTGCGACCAGTGGGCGAATCCCCCACTCGACAAGCGCGGCGGCGAGCAAGCCCTGGAGCACTGCGACCGCGATAATTAGTGCTGCTGATTCCTTCATTTGTTTCTCCCTCGTTTAGATGAGCGTGACGGGTATGCGCTCCCCGCCTCCCGCTGGTTACAGTGCGCAGGACTCGCAGAACCCGGCAGCGGTACCCTCCACAGCGGTGCCCGTCATGGCCGGCTGTTGGATGCGGATGTAATAGATCCCCTTACATCCCTTGCGCCAGGCGTAGATCCGTGCCCGGTCGAGATCGCGGGTGGTTGCGGTATCGGGGACGAAGATCGTCAACGACTGCCCCTGGTCCACCCAATGCTGCGACACTGCGTAGGTGTCGATCAGCTTCTCGTATCCGATGGTTGAGGCGGACTGGAACAGTGCAGCGTTCTCGTTCGTGAGGTGCGGCTGCGGGTAGTACACGCGCCCGAGCTTCCCCTCCTTACGGATCTCCACACCGGACGCCACCGGGTGGATAGAGGACGTGGAGTGGTTGATGTACGAGATACTGCCGGTCGGTGGGATTGCCTGAAGGTAGGCGTTCGCCATGCCGTACTTCGCCACTTCCAGTCGCAGCGCATCCCACTCAGCTCGTGACGGTGCGGACAGTCCGGGCATGATCTCCAGGTCATCCCCGAACTCATCCACCTTCGGATCGACTACACGGGTGAACCATTCCCCGGTGTCGTACTCGCACCCGTCGAACCATGCGTGCGGGCCGTACTCTCGTGCGATCTGCGTTGACGCGAGCATCGCCGCCCACGTCACCCTAGCCATGTAGCGATCCAAGATCCACAGTGATTCCGGCGATCCATACTCAATACCAAGGCTTCCGAGCGCACCATGCCAGTTCATCTGCCCCAGGCCGATACTCCGCGAGTTCTCATTACCCCTACGAACATCCGGCACGGCGTCAATGCTGGTCGTGCGCGACACCTGATCCAGCGCCTTCGTTGCGACAACAACCGTGTCCACGAACTCATCCGTGGTCAGGCCGAGCATCTTCCCCATGTTGAACGAACCAAGGTTGCACGAGATCTGCGACCCCTCGACCTTGAACGACCCGTCCGGGTTGAACTCCGAGGGGGTCTGGAGCTGGTAGATCTCATTGCAAAGGTTGGACTGGCTAACCCTGCCCACGTGACCCATCGGGTGCTGGCGGTTAGCATTGTCCTCAAACATGCAGTACGGGTACCCAGACTGGAACTGCACCTCAGACAGGGTGCGGAAGAAGTCGCGGGCCTTCACCTTCTTCTTCGTGATCCGCTCATCTTCCACCCAATCGTGGTAACGATCGGACACCACGCAGTCAACGAACGGCTTGCCCTCAACCTTCGCCACATCGTAGGGGCTGAACAGGTACATGTCCTTGTTGTCCCGCGCCAGCTCGAACGCAATGTCGGGGATGATGATCCCCACGGAAAGGGTTTTCAGTCGGATCTTCTCGTCCGCGTTCTCGCGCTTGGAGTCGAGGATCTGCATCACGTCGGGGTGGTTTGCGTGGACGTAGATAGCGCACGCGCCCTGACGCTGCCCCAACTGGTCGAAGTAGGAGAACGTGTCTTCCAGAACCTTCGCCGGTGGGATCAGCCCTCGTGCCGCGCCCTTCAATCCCTGGACTGGTGCGCCCGCTTCGCGGATGTTGCTGATGTTGATTCCCACACCACCGCCACGCCGGGACAGCTGTGCCGCCGACATGAATGTGCGGGTGATGGATTCGGTGTCGTCCTCGGCACGCAGTAGGAAGCATGACACGCGCTCCCCGCCCTGCGCCCTACCGGCGTTCAGGAACGTGGGGGTAGCGGGCTGGAAACGTCCGGTGATGATCGCGTCCACAATGTCCCGCGCCTGCTGGAAGTCGCCACCCGAAAGGTCGATAGCGACCATAACAACGCGGTCCTCGAACCGCTCTAGGATCGTCTCGCCGTCAACGTCTCGAAGTGCGTACGCCTGGTAAAACTTGAACGCGCCCATGTATGACTGGAAGCGGTACTTGTACGTGTAGGCGAGCTTGAACAGGGACTTGAACTGTTCTGGGGTGAATCGGTTAACCGTGGCTCGGTCCCAGAGGTTGTTCCCTACGAGGTAGTCGGTTTTTTCTTCGAGGGAGTGGAAGAACCGCGTGTGGGTGTTGACGTATTCGAGGTGGTAGGCGCGGGCTGCTTCTCGGTCCTTGTCGAGCTGAAGCTTCCCGTCTTTCAGGATGTTGACTTCACTGTTGAGATCGAAGTAAGTAACGTCGGTCAAAGTGTCTCCTTGCATGGTTGGTAGCCCCCGCTGGTATGTGCGCGGGGGCAGTTCAGCGGCACACGCGCTGTCAGTTGGTGGTGGTTAGTGTGATGTGCGCTCCGGGCGCTTCCCCCGGCTCAGCGCGCCTCTTGTGCGCGTGGATGGTGACGACCTGCGAATCGTCCACGTATGCGGAACCTGTCAGGCCGTCGCAGGTGGACCTCAGGAGTTTGTCGGCGTCTGGGCGTTGCACCATCGGTGGTGCGGGTTTATCCCCCAACGCTTTCGGGCGGGGCATGATGAACTCGACCGTCAGTTCTAGCGGCCCGTCCAGTAGTTCCCCCACCGACTCTCGCGCCTTCGCCCCCACCGCTTCTCGCCACGGCTTCACCTTCTTGCTCGACTCCACCAACACCACCCGGCCCCCACGGATAAACCCGGACTTACTGCCCTGCGGTGCCGGAACCCCCTCAACGAAGAAGCTAGGCAGAGTAAGCACCGCCAAACAGTCGCTCCAGTGCGAGGTGCGCCTGCTGAGGGCACACACCGTTACCGATAGCCTTCAACTGGTCGCGTCGGCTAAGTCCAATCTCGTCCGACGTGATCCACCCTTCGGGAAGTCCCATCATCCACTCGGCAAACGCGGCGTTCAGTCGATACTTGCCACGCGCCCCCACCTCAACCGGGTACGGGGCGGGGCGGAACGCTTCTGACCAGCCGTGGACAACCTGGGTGTACCGACCGTACGGAGGGTGCTGCTCTGCCGCTTCGCCCATCGCCATAGCTGCATCGTTGATGCCCACGGAGTGTCCGCCGGCCTTCCGCTTGTCAGGGTGTTGCCCTCCGCCAGCCACCCCCGAATATGCGTTCGGAGTTGGAAGGAACTGCTGTCGAGGGAAGTGTGTGTCTACTGCGGTTATCGGCGGCGACTTACGCTTCTGGCACGATGGGAAGTTATCCCGCTTCCAGTCCGTCGCGGTTGGGGTCGGTAACCAAGATGAAGACCCTTTCTCGATGGTGCGGTGCCCCGGCGTCGGCAGCTCGTAGGCTCGTCCATTGAACATGCATCCCGTCTTCGGCCAGGTCTCCGAGTACACGGTCGAATCCGAGGGATCGGTGTCCGCGCACGTTTTCCAGGATCGTGTACCGGGGTCGTAGGTGGCGAATTGCTTCGCGGACGTAGGGCCAGAGGTGGCGGTCGTCGTTCTCTCCTTGTCGTCTTCCTGCCTGGGAGAACGGCTGACAAGGGTACCCGCCTGTAAGAATGTCAACTGGTTCAACCGTGCTCCAATCCATTGTGGTTACGTCCCCGTAGTTGGGAACATCGGGGTAGTGGTGTGCGAGGATTTTTGATGGCGCCTCGTCGTATTCAACGAACCATGCAACCTGGGCATCAAAAAAGGTCTCGACCGCTTGATCGAGACCGCCATAGCCACTGAATAGTGAACCTATTTTCAGAGTCAGTTTTCTGCCCCCATTGCTGCGTGAAGATCGGCGTGCATCCGGTACGACTCCCACTGCTCCAGGGTGGGGCAGGTGATGATCTGATCGACCCGCTGGTGTAGGACGTGCACGGTGGCGTTGTTGCTGTCGGTGATCATGATGTACCGGCTGGTTTCCTCGACCCGCCCGGATACGACCACGGTTTCCCAGTGCTCGGTGGTGTACTCTTCCCCGTCTTCGTCTGTGCCGTGTTCCCTCACTTCGAGTTCGTAGGACACGGCCCCGTAGCCGAGGGTGGTTACGGTGTCTTCGGGTGGGTGGTTGATGGCGAACAGGCTCATGCGGTCCCCTTATGGTCGAAGATGATTGTCAGTCCGTCGTCGGAGTAGTGCTTCTTGATCGCCTGCCAGTCCCCGTTGAACCATGTGGTCTTCGCCCCGGTGTGCGCTGCGTCGAATGCTGCTAGTGCTTCATGGTCATCTGGATGGAGACGGATCACTTCGCTCATGCGGTCTCCTTGTCGGGGTAGGAGATCTGGTATCGGAGGTGGTCTACGACGGTGGGGGCGACGGGGGCTAGTGCGTCGAGGATGAGGTGGGACACTTCCTGCATCTCCGCGTCCGCCGTGGGGTGTGCCCGCAGGGGGAGGATGGTGGACCATGCGCGAAGGTTTCCGGTGACAACTCCGCGCACCTCGGTCGCATTCGGAAGGACACTACGGGCAGCTTCACGGGCCTGCTTGCGAGGCAGACCACATTCGGTGGACAGCTCGTTGACCCATTCCTGATAGTTCTTCATGGCATCGTTTGCGTCGTTGATGAATGAGAAGATGTCCCCGAACGGGTTACCTTCAGGGTCTTCTACTGGATTGCAGTATTCCCGAATCGCCGGGGGCATGACCACGCCGAATGTTGCGGCGTCCACGTACCGCTGCGACACGACCGACCAGGACAGGTGTCGGTGGCGTTCCATCTCCATCAGCCATGCGCGGGACACGCCGGAGAATCGGAACGTCGCGCTGGCGTGCTCTAGGATGCTGCCGTGCTGCATCTCAAACGCGGTGCGGTTGATGTAATCGGCGTTGCGTGCGGTCTTCGGGTTTGGCTTGTCCCAGGATTCATAGCAGCCGCGCCCTGCGAACTCGACCAGGCATTCCGCGTCGGTTGCGGCAGGGTCGAGGCTCATCCAGTCCTCAATCTTCGGCCCGCCCCCCGGCGTGTACGTGAGGGTGGTTGATGCGATCAACTCAATCTTCGGGGTAACAATGTTCAACTAGTCCTCCTGGGTGATGATGATCGGCTTTTCGAGGTCGAGGTGCTTACTCAGGTCGCCGGAGACGGTGATGGTGAGCGTGGTTGATTCCGGTACTCGGATTTCCCTCTCGTTATTGGTGATGATGGTTACGTCAACGTGGAATGATTCCACAGTTCCGGTGATCTTGCGGTTGCTCATGCAGTCTCCTCTGTGTGGAATCGGGGGTACTCGCCATAGTCGCCCATTGCGACAGGGTTTCCATTTTCGTCAACAAGTCGCCACTCGTAGTGCAGCCCATCCCACGTTGGGAAAAGTGTTGCGTTGATGTCGCGGACGGCGGCGTGAAGTTTCGCGATGTGCGCGAAATGCTCAGTGGATACTGTTCGAACCATGTCAGCGTCATTCACAGGTATTCGTCCTCCTCGTTGTGGTGTTTGCGATACCAGCCGCCGTAGGGTCCGGGCGTGTACCGCCAGCCCTCGTTCTCAGCCCACCGTCGGTCCTGCTCGTACTCGTACTCGTCATCCTCGCGCCTCACTTCTGCCCCTTCGCGTGCCACAGGATCGCCAAGCATCCGGCGATCAGTAGTGCTAGTTCTCTCACGATTCCTCTTTCTTCTTCCGGGTGTCTTGCCATACCTTCTTCACGATTTCGAGGACCACCCATCCACCAGCGACAGTCATTGCGAACTTTCCATAGGATTCCCACCCCTTAATGGAAGGCATAAAGACTCCGAATAGGAAAAGTAGAATCAGGTAGTCAATCGGAACTTTCATGCGTTCTCCTCCTCGTGGTGCAGTGCGCCTCACGGCCAGTGCGTCTAGCGGGTCAAGACTCGGTGGCGTCCCAATCACCCTCGCGGGGATCATCCAGCGCCAACTCGATTGCGTGCTCCCAGTTGCGCGCCTCCACATGAAAAACCGCCGTCACCTCAAAAGTGCGGCGGTTCGTGTGGTTAGCGTTCTCGTACAGTTCGTGAACAGGATCAGTCAACGGCGAACCTTTCAGCCAGGCCCTCATTATCAGACCATCCGACCCTGAACTTAGGACGCACAATATCCCATCCACCCCAAGCGCCTTTTCGCCAAACGGTGCAGTCAGGTGAAGTAACCTCAGTCCCTACCGCTGCATCTTTGAACCAATCACTGTTGTGCCCTGATGTGTCGATCCTGTCTAGTTCATCCTTCAGGAAGTCGATTGCCTTCCGCAGGTCCGCCTCAACCTCGCCCTTGTTGTTGCCGTCCAGTCGGCAGGACCGGGCAATGTACTGCACAGCCTGCCCAGCGTTCGACGTGAGGTGACGGCTAATGTCGAGCACCTGCACCTTCCCGAACTTGTAGTAGTCGCTCACGTGTCCTCCTAGACGATTGAGATGTTCGCGGGCTTACCGTCCACGTCATCGAAGACGAGGACACCCGGATTGCCGGTCGCGCCAGTCGAGTTGGCGAACCACGTTGACTGCGTTTCTAGCGCGGGGGCGCACATGATCCACCGTCGTGCCGTCCACGACCACGCCCGCATCCCGTGGAAATGACCGAACAGCAACACGTCCGCAGCGGCAGCGGGCCGGTCATTCGTGATCTGCCCCGCCCACCACTTCTCAGCGCCGTTCACCGGGCCACCACTGAACCGGTGACCGTGCACCACCGCGTAGGTCAACCCTCCCGCTGTGTAGGTCACGTCCCCGGTGTTCGGCTCCGGATAGTAGAAGCTCACACGGTCATCGAGGCCCGCCAGTTCGATTGCCTGCTGCACGTTGTTGACGATCTGGATATCGAACGAGTCGGTCATGGACACGTTCGACACGCGGGTCGATTCACCGTGGTTGCCGGGGATCGCCGCCACAATCACCTCCGACGCCGCCTCCAAGCACTTCTGCACCGTGTCCGATACGAGGTGGCCGGCAACCCGGATCTGCTCGGTCAGGGTCAGGTCACAGCCGCCGATGTTCTTCCCGTGCTGACTGACGTAGCCCTCGATGAGGTCGCCGCCGAGTACAAGGTTGATTCCCTCGAATGGGCCGTCGTCTAGCGCTCGGTCCACACTGTCTCGCCAACGCTGGATAAGGAGTTCGGAACCGCCACCGTCCTGAGCTGACTTGCCGATGTGAGTGTCCGCCAGCATGATCGTGCGCCAACCACTGCGCGGCTCATACGGGTACGACGGCTCGGCGTAGATGTTGTCGAGCAGGTCTTCCACGTCGAACGTGCGCTCAGGCTTTCGCGTGATCGGCAACTTGTACCAGCACTCGACCATCTTCGAGTCCGCGCCGATCTTCGTTGAGATACTGGCCTTCTGTGACCAGTCAACGATGATCTCGTCAGGGTCAAGGTGCGATTCCCGGAGAATCTTGTTTACCTCGTCCTTGCTCGGCTCTTGCCCTGCGCGCTTAGGGGTCGTGGTGACGTGACCGGTATCACCTTCCCACTGCACGCCGGGGGTCCAGCCCGACGGGGCGGGGGTGTTCAGTGTCTTCAGTGCGTTCAGATCGACTTCGCTCACACAGTCTCCTTCAGTTCGGTTCGCAGCATCTTCAGGGCGGTTAGCCCGAACGGGTATCCGGCGTGCTCGCGCAACGCCCGCAGTGCCCGAGGTGCGGGCTGGTTCACGATCACCATCTCCACCACTTCCCGCTCCTCCGTGCTCATCTCGTCCAACCATTCCCTCGCGGTGCGGGGCTTCCGCACCCCGTACTTCCGCAGCTCAGCGATACTCAATTTTCCTCCACTTGTCCTTCTTCACTTGCGCCGCCCAGCCCTCCTCGACTAGGCGGCGCATGATCCCCTCAACCTCGTGCGATTGCTCCCGCAGGACGCATGATTTGAGGGTGTATAGCGTGCATTCCATGCCACTGTTGAGCGCGTCCCGCACCCATTCCTCGGTGTTGGTCAACGCCCGGTTGAGCCGTGCCCGCCCGTGCCGCGCTCGGTGTTATCCAGTGCGGCAACAGGGGTGAGTGTGGGGCGTTCGATCCGCTGAATGAGTAGCTGCGCGATCCGATCGCCCTTCTTCACCTCGACGGGGAACATGCCCGCGTTGTGCAAGTTCACCTTCACCGTGCCCCGATAGTCACTGTCGATCACCCCTGGCGCGTTGAGGACCGACACGCCGTGATTTGCGGCCAAGCCCGACCGGGAATGCACCAGACCGGCGAACCCGACCGGGATAGCGACCTGAATCCCCGCACTCACCAACTGCCACTCGGCGGGCAGGATCTCCACATCTTCTGCCGCGATCAGATCCGCGCCTGCATCGGTCGGATGCTTACGGACAGGCATGCAGCCCTTCTCCGCGATGATTGGAATGTCTATGTTGTCCTCCTATTGCATTGACACAAACCTCGAATAGTGCAACTGGCTAGCGACCGTGACAGTGCCCGTATCCCCGCCACGATGCTTCGCCACGATCAGATCCGCCTCACCCGCCCTCGCATGATCTTTGTTCAGCACGTCCGGGCGGTGGATCATGATCACCACATCCGCGTCCTGCTCCAGGGAACCCGATTCCCGCAGGTCAGATGGTCGCGGTGTTGCATCATCCCCGCGCTGCTCCACACCACGATTCAACTGGGCGATAGCAATCACCGGGATCTTGCACGACTTCGCCAACAGTTTCAGTTGCCGGCTGATGCTCGACACTTCCTCCTGCCGACTATCCGCCTTACCACCCAACCTGAGTAGCTGGAGGTAATCGACGGCCATGAGCTTGACACCGTGCCGCTTCACCGCGAGCTTCGTCTTCGCCGCGATCTCCACCATCGTCAACTCCGGCGAATCATCCACGTACAGTGGCGCGTCCTGGAGTGCGTCGCGTGCGGGGCCGATCTTCTCCCACCCCGCATCGTCCACCCGCCCGGTGCGTAAGTCTGTGATGAGTACCTGCGCCTCGGCGGACACGACACGCTCTTGTACCTCTGCCTCTGACATTTCCAGGCTGAACAGTAGGGCCGGCAACCCGGCCCGGATCGTCATGTTCCGCATCACATCGACCGCGAGGGTTGACTTACCAACACCAGGCCGTGCCGCGACGATGATCATCTGCCCCGGTTTGAACCCACCGTTCAACTTCCGGTCAAGATCAGGGAACCCGGTCGGTACCGCATCCGGTATCGCACCACTCCCCCGCGCCTCGATCTCATCGAACAGTTCATCGAGGGTTTCCCCAATGCGGTGCGTTTCTGCGCTGGGAACGTCGGCGGATAGTTCCGCGATCTCGTCAACGAGCTGTTGCAGGTCTTCAATCGGCGCGCCTTCGCGGTACGCCTGCTGCGCACGGGTGAGACCCGCGCTCAACCTCCGGCGTAGGGCGTTGTCCGCGACCTGCTCAACGTGCAGGATCAGCGACACCGGTAGCGGCGCTTCACCTACCAGTGAGGTGACGGCGATAGCATCATCGGCGCTCTTGCATACACCTGTTTCCAGGAGGTAGTTCGCGCCAGACAGGTCATCGACGACGCGGCCTGCGTTGTATCCGGCGATGAGTCCGGCGAATATCTTCTGGTGCCGTTCGGTCTCGAAATCATCGACGCGCAACCGTGTGGTGACTTCGGGGATGCGGTCGGGGTGTTGCAGGATGCCGCCGAGCACGGCGCGTTCGGCGGTCGCTTTCAGACTAGTCAGTGGCCGCCCTCCTCTTTCGCTGCGGTGGCGGCTGCCCGGGCGTCCTGCAGTTCGATCTTCAGCGACTCGATGATTCCTTCGAGCTTGGTGATCTTGGCGTCCTTCTCGGTGACGGTCGCCTGCAAGCTCTGCTCTCTGGCCTTGGATTCTCTCAGCCAGCCCCGGAGTTCATCGGCGCGCTTCCGTTCGGGTTCGTAGTCGTCCTCGGCGTGCTGCCGTGCTTCCTCGGAGTGATACAGGCTCTCCTTCAGGTCGGTGACTTGCCGGCGGTAGATCTCCATCATGGCGAGCATGGTGTGGTCCACCTGCTCATACTCGATCATTTGTCCTCCTTCATGGAAGAAGCCCCGCACGGTGGCGAGGCTTGGTGGTTGTGGTGGATCATGCTTCTGGCTCCCACAGGACCGTGACGGGGTGGTCCTCGTCGCACAGGCGGTCTGCGGTCCACTTGGACGGCTCCCCATCACTGGTGGCCCACCAGGCGGACACCCACAGGCTGGTCTCCGAGGATTTCTGCCAGGCGTCACCGTCGGTGCTGAGGATTACCGAACTGGCGGCCAGCCTGTCGAGTTCGTCGGGGTTGGTGATGACACGCGGCGCGGGCACCAGACGATGCAGGAGGGTGACGTTTTCGTTGTCCTCCATGAGAAACCGCCCGTCAGGGTCGATGGTGTTCCACGGGCCGATGCTGTCCCTGTCCTTTACGGCGGGGCGTCGTTCCCCGCGAACTTCCACCATCCACGCTTCCCCCGGCTTCACGTCGGCGGGGTCGGGTGTTTCTGCGTTGCTTTCTGCACCTTTCTGCACGGTAGGTTCGCGGACGGGGCCGCCCCATGCACTGCCGTCTGCGAGGTGCTGGGCGGCTTCCAGACGATCCCGCTCGACGGTGAGGCGTTCCACCTCGGCACGGGCCTCCGCGAGGTCGTGCTCCATCTGCTCGGCGCTGTCAGCGAGGGCGATCAGTTCATACTTCCCGGTGCCGATGACGCCCGAGTAGCGCTTCTCCACCCATTCTCTGATCCCCTCCTCGAGGGTGGGGGCCGGGGCGTCCACGGTGGCGAGGATGTAGTTCACGGCGGCGCGGGTCTCACGTGGCGTCTCGTCGTCGTACTTGAACGTCTCGGCAATGTCCTCCGCCCACTGTCGGGCGTCGCGCCGGTCCTGGTCGGTGATGTCAGTCATTGGTGGTCTCCTTGGTAGAGGTGTTCGGGATGACGCGCACCCAGTCGTATCCGTCGGGTTCGCCCCATAGCCTGCGGAGTCGAGTGCACCAGCACTGTCCGCACTGCGGGCATCGCCAGAGTCGGGTGGTGAAGCGGGTGAGGAACCACCGAGGCTTGCCAGGACAGGGGTTGTGTTCACAGCAGACCGTCATTGCCAGTCTCCTTGTTCAGTGCTTTGTTTGCGGCGCGGACCTCGGCACCCTCGCGGATGACAACGGCGGGGAGGTATCGCTCGTAGACCCCCTTCTCGTACCAGTCGGCATCACGGTACTGGCGGACGAAGTAGAGACCTCCGGTGGTGTCGCCGTCCATCACCACTGTGTCCGGGTCGAGGGCTTCCAGTTCCTCCACGGAGCGGATGATCTGCGGGTCAGGGTGCGCGTTGATGAAGTCCACGACCGGCTGCACCAGCGCGTAGCCGTCGTTACGTCGGGCGTAGTCGCGCACAAACTCTAGGTCGTCGGCGTAGGGGCTGTCCGGGTCACTCTTGTGCAGGTCACTCATGGTGGTTCCTTTCGGCGTAGTCAGCGGCAGCGAGCCACCTCATGCCGATACGTCGGGCCTCCGACGCGGTGACAGACTCGGCGGTTTCCCCGTCGTAGGCCGGGTGGACCATACTGCCCCCGGTCTTAGGGAAGACAGCAAGGGACGTCTCCGGCCCGGCGTCCTCCCACACGTCCGGGGTTTCGTAGTCGTCGCCGTAGTCCGCCTCCCACGTCTCACGGTGGTCTGCGATCCACTGGGGATCATCGCGTGCCAGGTCCGGCTCCGGCAGGTCGGGCATAAGTAGTCCGGCGTCCGCGAGGGCCTGGGCCACCTTTGGTGGCGTCATGTGCATCTTCACGTACTCGTCCGCATAGGTCTCGTTGATCACGAATGTTGCGCGGGCAATGTTGGTCATGGTTTCTCCTTCTCGTTTCCTGCGATGATCAGCACTGTCACCAGCCCGTAGGCCAGCAGTAGGCCCACGATCAAGCGCCGTGCTTCTCCACGAATCGGGCGATGCCCTGCGCGTCAGCGCCAGAGAATGAGTCATCCTCGCTGAACACGATGGGTGCCTGGGTGAATCCCTGCGCCTTGATGCGTTCGAGCGCGTCCGGGTTCTTAGTGATGTCCACCTCTGTGAATGTCACGTTGCGCTTCTTGAACTGCCCCTTGACGATGTTGCAGTGCGGGCAGTTAGGCTTGCTGTAGACGGTGACGGTCAAGTGGTTCTCCTTTACTGTGGTTGGTTACTTACTTGTCAGAACGGGACGGAATCTCCGGCATCAAATCCCCCTCCCTGATGCGCGCTTGCCCCACCGCCGAAGCTGCTCTGCCCCGCACGCGGAACCGGCAGAGTCACACGCTCCGCCAGCAGATCCCAGGAGTCCCGCTCCTCACCCTGATTGCTGGTGTAGGTGGTGTGCTCGATAGATCCGGTCACATCCACCCGGTCACCACCGTTCAGTGCCGTAACGTCCTTCGCATCGAACCCGAGGACGGTCACGCGGACGAACTTCGTCGGCCCGTTCTCGTACTCCCCGGTCTGCCGGTTCTTCTTGCTGGTGCCCCACATGACGGTGAAGGAGGCGTATTCCTTGCCGGCGTTGCTGGTCTTCAGTTCGACGCCCTTGTCGGTGATTCGGGCGTTTCGGATGGTGAGCTGGTCGCCGTATGCCATGTTGTGTGTCTCGTTTCTGCCCTTTCGGGCGTAAGGCGCTCAGACCGATTCTGAGCGCATGAATAACCGCGTGGCATAAGTTGCTCACGCGGCGTGTAAAACTCTCTCAGCGGGACGCTCAGACGCTATTCCAGCGCGATACGCTCCCCACCAACAATGTCCCCAATGCGACGATCCCGATTCTCCCTCGCCGCAAGCCGCCGACGCTCCAACTCCGGCAGCTTCGACGGGTCCGACTCCCACCGCCGCAACACCGCCTCCGCAGCCTCCTTCAAATCCTGCGGTGTCGCCTTCCCCCACTTCGCCCGATTCAACGACCACCAGGTGACAGCCTCCGGCCAAACCTCAACCGGAACATTCACCTGCGACAGTGCCTCACCCCATGCCTGCGCGGTCACGGCCGACGGTGGGGGGAACTTGTCCGGCACCAGTGCGGTGCCCTTCTCCAGGACGTGCGCAGCAAGGCGCGTCCAATCCGTCAATCCTCGATCACCTCCGGGGCGGAGATGAGACGGCGGACGAGGCGGTACTCGCGGACGGCGTGCTTCGGTGTCCACCACCACACCTGGTCATTTTCCGCATACCAGCGGGTGCTGCGCCATTCCATCGGTGCCCATTCCTCGTCTCCGACAATCCGGGTTTCCCGTCGCCACTCCTCGCGCATCCCGGCGATGGTCTGCGCGAGGTCCGGGGCAGCGGCGGCGAGCGATCCGTCTTCCGTGGTGTGTGGGCCAGATTCGAAGACTGACACATTTCCGACGGGATTGCCCTGCTCGTCACAGAAGGGCTGCTCGGTGACTATCCCGCAGGGAACCTGCTTCCGAGTCTCGTCCTCGTAGTGCACTGCGTGCCACGGTCCGGGTGTTGAACCGCTGAGCAGCTCCCGTGCCTCTTCTGGGGTAACAGTCATTCTTCCTCCTATGTAAGTTCTCTCAAAACTTCCGCATCAACAACCGCAGGGGCATCCACCACATCCAGCCACGACGACGGGGCAGCGACAGGCACCACCTCATCCTCATACCGGCCAGCAGACAACCACCCCTCCGGGTTTTTGATGTACCTCGACTCCGTTCCGCGCACCGACTCGGCGTAAGCCTCAGCCGCGACAGCGATCACGTCAGGGTCGGTCGATTTCACCGCCTCACGCCAGCGTCTCAGAGCCGCCTTCTTCCCCGTCTTCTTCGGGTACGCCCTCCAGAACGTCTCGAACTCATCGGGGTACGCGCTAGTGTTCTCTCTAGTCTTCTCCTTAGTATTGTTTCTAGTCTTCTTATGTGGCTCAATATTTGAACAGTTTGTGCTCAAATTTTGAACACTTGCCTGCTCAATATTTGAACACCCCGTGCTCAATTCTTGAACACCATCCGACCGTTGCTCACTATTTGCGCAACGGGAAGTGGAGTGAACAATGTACTCCACCGTCCCGAACTTCCCGTCCCCGATCCTGCCCTGGATTCGCTCCACATATCCGGCTTCGATCAGATCGTTGATAGCCGACATGATCGTGTTCCGTGAACGCCCCAACGCTTCCGCGATGGTGGACGTGTTCAGCTGCCACCCGGTGCGGTGCGAGCGCATGTACAAGTACACTGCCTTAGCCCGGTCGGTCAGGCTAGGGTCACGCATCAGCGTGTTCGATACAAGGGTGAAGTCATCCTCCGGCCCCGGCCCCTGCGTCACTCTGGTCAACTACCTTCGCCCCCTTTCTGCTATTGCAGGACCTACACAGCGTCTGGAGATTCGACATCTCATTCGACCCTCCCTTACTGACTGGATAGATGTGGTCCACGCACAGATCCTCTCGCGATCCGCAGGTAACGCATGCGTACCCGTCTGCCGCAAAAACTGCCAGGCTCTTCCTTGCAGACATGGGCTTCCTGCGGTTTCGGCTTTTGGTGGTCACATAGCGTCGAATCAATCCGGCGTTATCGAAAGCCTTCCTAATCTCTTCGAGGACATAGCCTCCGTGACCGTCTCCCCATGTCCATAGCCACGGGCACTGGTCGGCTATCTCGGCTGCGAGATCCTCTAGCTTTTCCACTTGGTCTTGTTCGTATTGAAGCTGCTTGATTCTCATGTCATCAGGATCTAAGTAATCTCCTGGCACTCTTTCTCCACCTCCGTCATTGAACCGTCCTCATGCAAAAGCACCCACCGGCCCCGGCGCAACACCGGCTCATCCTCCGGATAATCAAACCCATGCACAATCCACCCATTGCGATACGACTCCGCAGGGTGCCCGTGGATGTATCCGTGACAGTCCGAGCAGATCCCGATCCCATTCACCACCACATGCTCACCGCCCTGCGACCGAAGCTGCCGATGATGCCAATGCTCAGCCACACCACCGCACACCCCCGGAATCAGCGCCTCGCACGCCGGCCACCCCGCCATGTCCTCAGCGCGTTCCATGACAGCCCGATACACGCCCTCAGGCATCCGTGTTTTACCCATCGTCCCCCTCGCGTAGAAGCCAGAACAACCGGCCCTCCAACTGCCGTGCGGGACGAACCCACACCGCGCTACCCATCGGCTCAGCCGACCGCCACGACCGCTCATGCCGGATCAGAATCTCCTCACTGTCCGGGTCCATGATCGCCGCACCCCGGAACAGTCTGCGGTCCAGCTCCTCGGTGAACTTGACTAGCTGCCACTCACGTTTTCCAGTTCCCATGTCGCCAACCTTCCATGCTCTGCCGCGTCATCCACGACGTGCTGCAACACCTCCACCATCAGGCCGACCTTCGCCGCCTTAATCACCACATGCTCCGGCCTCCCACCGTCCGTGACCTGACTGAAGATCAGATCACCCTGCGGGGTCGCGGACATTGATGTCGAGTCGATCACCGCACCTCGGCGGAAAGCCCGCCAGTAAGCCTTCTGGAGGTGCTTAGTAACCCCTCCGACGTAGATCCTGCTCATGCTCCTACCTTCCGGCGTTCCCATACGCCTGTCTCACCGAAGCGCCCAAAGACTGGTAAGTCCTAACCTCCAAATCAAGGGCCTTACTCTGCCGATCCGCATACTTGTAAGCCGCCTCCGCAACGTCCCGCGCCTCACGCTCCGCAGCAGTAGCCAGCTCAACCTTCGCCTCACGCTCCTTCACCGGCCCCTCAGCCTC